GCACCACGCTTAATCACCTTAGGTATTAATGGAGTATAGTTATCATTTGCCACAAGAGCAGCTATAGTAGATGCAGCTCCAAGTGTTGTAGCAGCTCCAACCGCAGTATCTCTAATTGTCCATGACTGTGATGTATTAGGTAATACAATATTTTGTATAACTGGGTGGATTGTATTCCATGCTAAGTTTTGAGTAGCTTGACATGTTGTGCCACCGCCGTTACCGGCAGTAATGGCTGCAATATGTCCTGATCCAGCAACTGTAATCGTGTAAGCATCTTGTGTTACTGCAGTAATTGTGTGTATTTTGTTTAATTCATGTGCATAAGCTGTACCTGTGCCTGTTCCTGCTGCGGCTGCAGTAAATACAACATCAGCTGCTGCGGTTGTACCTGATGGCACTCCTGCAGTTTCCCATTGTGCTTGGGTAGTATTACCTACTGCCACAATCTTATATTGTGTCCCAATTACAAATGCTCCACCGGCTGTTGTTGCTGTACTGAAGTCATATCCGTTCGTTGCAACAAATCCTGTAAGAGTCACTGTATCAGTAGCCACCATACTGTGGTCTCTATGAGCTACTGTAAAGATATTAGATGCACTTGCACCTGATGCCACAGTAGTTAATGGGTTAGATATTAATGCACGTGATGGTAATTCACTATTTAATAGTACAGCATTATAGGCTTGGTCTATTGAGAATACTGCTCTCTTCAAGACAAATGTCAAGTCCTTATTCTGGTCAGCTGTCCATGTTGAAGCATTTTGTGACTTAAATAATACACCTGCATAAGGCTGTTGTGATATTCTATTACCGCTTTGGTCTTCATCACCAATTTGAGCATAACGTACTGTGTACTTATTAGAGTTTGACATAAGAACAATTGCATATTCAACACCATCTTGTAGATATACCGGAGATGGGAAGGTGAATGCAGTTGCCACAGATGTACTAATTGATGAAGGATTAAGCGTTACATCAGAGAATGGAATAATTTTCTGTGTAGGGAATCCATTGACCATTTCACGTATTGATACATTTACAGGTATAGCATCATCTTTAGCTGTAAAGTAAAGCTCTACTGAAGTAACAAATGCTGCTTGGTCAAGCAATATTGATTGAGCTAATGGGTCATGCCAATTAACTCTATTTCTTCCTGTCTCTCTGCTAGTAGTTGTTGTATCTTCTACTGTCAATCTTGAAATAACCGGAGTTCTTGTTGAAATAATAACATTTTCCCTTGATTCGAGTAAGCCCGAAGCATTATACATTGCTGTAGCTGATGTTTCTGTCACCTCATCGTTATTAGCAGATGATTGAGTTAGTTTAAATTCTTTTTCACCAGTCTTAAAGTTAAGTGCACTATTATTAGGTATTAAGAATGAACCTGATATTGCACCATTCGCATCAGTTGTTAATGTAGTAGCTCCTGCTGGGTGAGCAGTAACAGTATTAATACCAACTAATGGGTCATATGTTGACGCTGTAGTAGATACATAATTTGCTACAGCTGTACCATCAAAATATGCATAAACTTGAGTGGCTGGCTTCATACGTGTAGCAGCAAATGAAACTAATCTTGTTCTCATGAATGGTATAAAGTTAACCTCTACTATACGATCACCTGAACTAAATCTAGATGTTTGTACTTCAATAGTTTGCTGAACACCTGTCCGTCTCATATTACCTGTTTCAGTTTGGATATTCCAGTTACCTGATCTATGCCAGCTCTTCTGACCTGTCCAGTTGGTTGTCCATGAATTCCATACAGTTCCTACTTGAGGTTGGAGAGCTGCCTTCATGGCATCAAATTCACCATCATTGTTAATGACCACTTCTGGTCTGCGGTCTATATCCCTCCATTCATCAGTCGAAGGAGTCAATGCCATTGATCCAGTCCAATTAAATACATCGTAAGGGTTAACATTAATTTGACCTGAATATTGTGTTTGTGATATAAGATTACTTGCTGAAGTATTTGTAGTATATGGCAATGTAACCAAATCACCCGTTTTAACGGTTGTGGATGCACCATCATGTGTTAATCCAGCATTACCTGAAGCAAATCCAGGGCGTAATATACGATTATTTATGTCTACTGCTGCTCTATATTCTGGGGATGCAGAGTTAGACATTCTTGTATTTGAGAATGCATCTACTAAGAAGCCTGACTTCCATCGTGGGTCATTTGTTCCATCTAAAATTTGTTTATTCTGTGCTTCAGCCTCTAAGAATGATAGAACTGAATAATATTCTATTTGGCTTACTCTTTTATCAATACGACCAATATCACGCATTGTATAGCGTCTATTATCAATAAAGTCAAGGGTTACCTCATCGGCTGTTAATGTATATGCCGGAATAGTCATTGTATATAAATGCATTGAATCACTTGGAATTTCAGGTGGCTCTGGAGTACGTGCCGGAACACCACCAGCTACACCAAATGTACCCTTAGAATCTAAATAAATCTTATCGATTCTTGGTAAATAGAATTGAATATCTGTTTCGAATTGTGAATATCTTGTAGGGCAGAATGCTGTAACAGCTCCTGTACCTGTAAATACAGCACCAGCGTTACCTGTACGTGGTCTAAAGTCAACACAACTTCTTAATTCTAAATCGCCAACTTTAGGGATGTCCTCATAATCAATAGCTGCATAAGAATCAACTGTAAAGAAATCACCAGCAGAGTGGTCGAAATACTTATATGTTGCAGTAAGTGCTGCAGCTGCAGTATAATTAGATGTAGTCTTTAATGTAATACGACCAGCATCATAGTGAGTATCTTTTTGGCCATTGTCTAAGTTAAAATGAGTAGTAACATCAGCACCGCCAGAAGTTTCAGTGACAGATACTAATTCATGTACGTCTGCATGGCCAAGCTGTTGACCAGTACCAGCATATGATACGCCAGCATTAAAGTTTACAGCAGTATTACCACTTAGTGTTTTTGTCTTCATATCCAAAGTTCTGACCATAGGAGCAATTAATCTTAAAGTATCTCCTTCATATGAACTTAAACCACTAACTGTTACTGTTTGGTTGACATTACTAAATACATATTCAGCCATATCATCAACTGGAGGGTTATCTGTAAGTGAAGAACCATCGTCATTCACTAATATCCAATTTGTATTAAGTGATTTTGAACCAAATACTTCATTAGCAACGGCTGTTGTAAATACTGCTACACCACTTGTGACATCACCAGTCGCAGTATGTATACGATTTGTCTCAAATCTAAAGTTATAATCGGTAGAACCATCTGTCATGGTATTGAGTGTCTTAATTCGTTTGTATGGTAATTCAAATATTAATCCATCAGGGCCAATGTTAAACGATTCTATAACTGCAGCAAAGTCATAAGATGCTTGAGCATCTAATTGAGTTGCTAAAGTCATTGTACCTGTAAAATCAAATATGTGTATTCTATATCTTGAAGCTGTAGTACCACCATCACCTGACACACGTTCGATTGAACGAGCACGACATGTACCAATTGATGAACCACCAGCATTCTCAATATCTATCACACCAAATGTAGTAATGTCTGGGAAACCGTCCATACTAGTCACTTCAATATAGTTATTATGCGTTATTTCTGTAACTTTATCTGTTACTCTTTCCGATATCCTTGCTTTATCAAAATGCACATCGGTTGTACCAAGGGTTTGTATCTCATAACCTCTTACATATGCTTTTGAAGGCTCAACACCAAGGGTTAATTTAGTGGCTGTACCACCTGTATGGTCCTTAACCAATGCTTTAAATGGATTTACATAGTAATTACCAGACTCATCAAATGTTCTACGAGCTAATTCATCTGCTAAGTGATTATAATCTGCAGTTCGTGCATTCTTTGTGATATAACCATCTTCTAATCTAGCGATAAGAACAAAGTTACCATTTGTAGCATTAACTGCTTGAGATGATAATGTAGCTGTAATAGAATAACGATGTGCACCAGGAGCAGAAGCATTAGGAGTACCTGTAGCATTATCATTTAACGATGAATCAGTACCTGAACTGACAAGGGATTCAGTGACAAGTAAGCCAATATCAAATGATACGTTATATGTATATTTGGATAATACGATTGTTTTAGCTTTAGCTATAACAAAATGCTTCTTAATATAATATATACCATCTTCTAGTGCCACAATAGAGCCAAAACCTGTAGCAGAAGCTGCTTTTACTTCAGCTGATTTATTTGCACCATCTGTAATCGTTGCATTATCTGCAAAAACTGTACCAGATATGTATTTAACAAATAGAGTAATAGGATCTGAGCCAGAAGCTAGTGACGCATGGACAACCCTAGCTACATTAGTACCATCAGTAAATTCAGTACCAACTAATTCAACAACCGTATCGCAATATGCATTAACAGAATCTAATTTAATATAGTCAATTTTATTATGGAGGTGAACAGCTCCTGGTACAACAACAGAACCATCTTTAAAGGTATGGTCACCATGAGATGATACTTGATTTTGTAATGTTGTTTGTAACTGAGTTAACTCTCTTGCTTGTACTGCTTTACCAGGTCGAAACAATATTCGTTGATATTGTTCTTTAGGGCTTAAAGTGTTGCCTGCAGCAACATCTTCAAAATCGTCCCAATATGGTTCTACGTTAAATGAAATTGCCATATTTCTATCCTATTTAAAATGCGATTACTAATCTTACTGTTTCTACTTGTCCGTCTGCTCTCGTAGTTGCTGTTCTATTCTCTACAAACATTACATCACCTGAATGATGGTTAACTAATGGAACAGCTACTGAAGTTATTGCGTCTCCGCCACCTGCTGTACCATTAAAACGGAGATTATCTGAAGCTGTAATTGGTGTATATCCAGTAGCTTCGTTTTGTATATAATGTAATTTACCAGTTCCTGAAACATATTCTACAACCATTGCAACTCCACCACCAACTGTACCTTCAACTAATTGATCTGCTGGGTATGTGCCACTTGTAACAGTTATTAAACTCTTACATGCGTTATATGCAGCTGCTTCTGCAATTTGAGCAATAGTACCACTACCAGTTGATGTTGTAGCGATAGATTTAAATACTTCTCCAACGACTGGATTACCACTCGTTGACCCTGCTGTCGCCCAATGTGCATCACTAGAGGTACCCATTGTTAAAATCTTATAAAAGTTACCAACTGTCATTGAAGCAACAGCTGAAAGTGTTGCTGAATCTTTATCTTCTTCAATTGGGTTTTTAAGTACTGCTATTTGTCTAAAATCATTTGTATCAGGAATTGAACCTGACTCATCACCTGTAAATACTGTATTAATAGTTACATAATGTGCTCTTAAATCATTTGTAGGATCTGCTCCATATCCGCCTGGAGGGCCAATTACTGGTCTAAGCGTTCCTGCTGTAGATGAACCACTTGTGGTTAAAGTAATCTTAGCGTGGGTATATCCTGTGCCAATGTTAGTCATTGTAATACTATTAATAGCTCCACCAGATACTGTACATGTTGCTGTAGCACTTGAACCATCACCTGTAATAGTGATTGTTGGTGCAGCTGTATATCCAACACCTGCAGTAGTTATCTTAAGGTTATATATAGCCCCATCGATTGCATTACCTTGTACAGCCCATTGTGCTGTTAGTCCAGCATCAGCACCAACTGATGGCTGTTCATATAATTTTCTGCAAGGCATAAATGATGCTGTTAAAAATTTAGTTACATCAGTTGCTGGGACTGTATACATATATTTCCATATATAACCATCATTAGTAGATACACTACCAATAACACCTGATGTTTGAACACCTATAGTGTCTGGGTTATATGTACTTGCGCCTGCACCGGCTCTCAAACACATATATACGTTATTATTATCTGATATAACAAAATATGTTTTGCCTTCTATGTTTGTATCTTGATCGTCATATTCTATATATGTAGTACCAGAAACCCATAGGTTTCTTTTTGTACAATGAATAATGTCTGCAGCATCAACTCTCTTCATGGCGAACATGTTTTCCCATAAAGTATTGTTTGCGTAGTCATTTTCATATGGGGTGTCCGGAGATGCATCATCCGTCCATGCATTTGGCCGTCCCAAAGCCATATAGAATTGATTATCACTTAGACTCTCAACGAATTTATTCGTTGAATCTAGTCTGAATTTGCTTGTGATTATTGCTGCCATTTTATTTCCTCTTTTATGTTATGGAGTATGTTGAACGAGTGAACTCGCTCCACCCAATCCGAATTGTAAACCTATATTGTTATTTATACTATCTTGCACTGTATATCGAGAAAAATCACTATTTGGACCTAAATATCTGAACTTCATATTGTCCCAATGGTTCCACATACCTATTTTCTTAAATTCTGAACTACCATTTGCAAAATGGGTATACGATTTCTCTAATATGTGACTATTAAAACTTACTGGTCCAACTTGATGTGCACCTAAAGTTAACTGTATCTTACCAACAAATGGTAACCAACCATATTGCGCTTGTGTATTTCCTTGGTCTAATGCTGTAATATAAATCAATATCTCCCCAAAGAATTTAAATCCTGCGGGGTGAACTAATCTTGTAAATGCATTTTTCCAATCAGCTACATTCTTACCAGTTTTTAATACATATGAAAATTGCTGATAGTAATAAGAGTCTTGTAAAAACTTTTTATCTGATAAGAATCCATCATTTGTAGTAAATAATCCTTTAGCATATGTCGTTACAACATCAGCATTTGATAATGCACTTGTAAATGTTAATCTATGTTTAGTTGTACCTGAATCTGAATATACTTCCTCAACATAATCTGTGGTTGGTGTTTGATATGTGTCATTTACAAATACAACGTCATCATCAAAAATAGCTGCTTGAGCTGCATCATTATTTCCATCAATTACAGTAGGTGTGCCACTAATTGTAAATATATGATTAGGAGTAAATGTAGTTCTATTAGCTTTAATAGCCGTTTCTTGATTTGTCCAAGTTCCATCAGATGGATTAAGTAAATCATTAAATGGAAAATATGTCTCTACATCATCATTATATATCATTCTAAAGAATGACTTAATAGATTCAGGTGTACCTCTACTTCTATAAAATTCAACAAGTCTCTTATAGAACATTCTTGGGTTTGTAGCAAAATCTCTTGGTACTGCGACACCAATTTCATTTTGGAGTTCTGTTAATAGCTCTTCTTCTACATGGTCAATATCTCTTTGGATATCAATTGAGTTAAGATAGAATCCTGATTTATTTTGACGCTCTAAATATAATGCATATGTCTTAAGAAATACAACTAAATCAGGATATGAACCCTCTATATGGTCTGGTACTAATTCATCGATATATGATGATATATTATATTTGCCAATTGTTGCCATTAGTTACTCACTGTTGTATAGTCAATACCAGCAGTAGTACCACCAGTAGCCATAGTATCTATCTCTCCTGTTATCGTTGCGGTTGATGTATTAATTGTTAATAATTCATTTCTTGTAGGTGATATATCAGACGATGCTGGTTTAACCGTAACATCGATTGTAGTAGAACCTATAGGTAATGCAGTTGGTTGGAATGCGTTAAGAGTAATTGTTCCAGCCTCTTCATTCACATCACCAACGTTAGTAGCTAATACTAAATCACCTGAATCAACAATTTGAATAATTCGTGTATCACTTGAACTATCATAAAAATCTTTAAGCTTAGCATCAACCCCAGCATATGTAAAATTAGTTGATTCTACATAAGCACCAGTAGATGATGTAGTAGCATCTAAGTCAGACAATGCTTGATTAAATTTAAGCGTATATTTAGTTGCTGTACCAAGCACTGGTATAATCTTTTTAGTCATCTTAATACGAGTAATATTAGATAGGATAGCAATGTTAGTATCGTCAATCTTTTTAAGAACATTTGAGTCTCTATATACTCCACCAAAACTCTTTAATGTATCATCGTTATATGTCACAAGTGTATTCCTTATTGAGGTTGACAAACCAGACGCTGTTACTGTAGCAAGGTTAGGATTAAATTTAAAGTAAACTTCAAGGTCGATATAGGTGTATTCTGGGTCGACAAGAACCGGAGTGATACTTACAACGTTTTTTGGCTTTAAAATACTTGTTTTTATAGTAATTTTTTGGTCCTCGGTGAGTGTTTCAGCTGATAATGGCTTAATGGAGATATACACTTTGCCATAATCTGGCACATCATGATCTTCTCCACCCCATACTGCAACAGCTTCAACATCGGCAAATTCATTTTTAATAATGGCTTTATAATCATCTGGTGTTACAGCCCTATTTTGTGATACGTGCGCAAGAGGAGCATTAAATTTAATAGCTTCTTTAGTTTCCCTTGCAGCTCCACCAGTAGCTTTAGTTACTAATGTTATTGTCTCATCACTATTACTATTTAATGAATCAGTCATAGTAAATACTGTAGCTCCATTCACATCTGCGCCTGATGGAATTGTAGAGTATTCTATTTTAATTGTATTACCATTACCTGGTCTTTTACCTACAATATTATCACCAAATTTAATTTCGTAAAAAGAATCTCTTCCTTCTTCTAAAAAGTATACTTCACTCGCACCATCAAGATTAACAACATTCGAATTAATAGAATATACTTTAGATGCAGATGTAGATTGAGAATCTGTCACAGTAACTTTAATTGATTTGGTATTTACGTTTTGAGAAGGAATTAAGTATGTCTCAAAAGCATTATTTTGATATGTGTATGACATTTCTGATAATACACCTTGTTCAATTCCAACATTTTCAAATAACCAACCATCTGTTGCGTTAAAGTTAATTGTTTGAGTAACTGAACTAAACATTGGGTATGTTACACCATCAATAGTTGTTTGGAATTTTGTACCTCTTGCCATACTTAAAGGTAGTGATATATTACTTCCATCATGATTCCATAAAGGAGTTGCAGTAGTATCATAATTCATTTTCATATTGATTACAGCTGTTGATGGAGCAATAGACCTTGGTGTATAACCTAATAGTTTAGCGTGGGATACCACTGAACTTCGTAATTGAGAAGTGTCAATAAATGTTTCATTTAATGCAAAGTTTGCATTCATTGAATTAACGTGTGTTACATAACTTAATACATCAATAATGGTTGCCATTGCTGAGCCATCATAATTATAGTCATTGAAAGTAGTGTCTGTTGCCTTCATATATGCGACTAGATTTGCTTTTATTTGGTCAAAGTCTAGTTCACTTGCTGAAATTCTGCGTTCTATTGCCATTATCGTAATCTCTCTATTGTGGTAGAGATATCTAATATTTCATTACTTGATTTAACTCTACCGGTTATTGTTATGTTTACTTCATTTTCATTAGGTTTTGCTTGAATATTTGTATTAAGCACTTCTAATCTTGGTTCCCAATTACGTAAAGCAAGATTAATAGAAGTAGACATATTTGCTGCTGTTATATTTGACATATTCTCAAATAAATACTGTCTAAGATTTGCACCAAAGTTATAATTAAATGGACGCTCACCATGATTTGTACGAAGTATATTAAGGCAACTTTGTATAACTGCTGCATTATCCTTCTTTATTCCAACGTCATTGGTATTAGGATTTTGCTTAAAAGAAAAATCTAAATCTTTGTACGTTTCTTGTCTTGCGATTGTTGCCATATATCTTATTTATACCTGTTATCAGTTAGGACCGGAAGTATTTCCAGCACTTGAGCCACCTGAAATAGTGTGTGTATGTGTGTCTAATACTAAGCTGCCATCCGTAGTAGTTGTACCTTGCGTAACAATATTACCAGTTACTTCAACGTTACCATCTAAATTTATAGTTGTTGACTTCAATGTCATATCAGCCGTACTTTCAATATTGGTTGTACCAGTTGACATCACTTTAAGAAGGCCTGCAGTGTTTATATCAATTTGACTTGAATCACCTATAGTGTTTATATCAATAATGCTCTCATCACCTGTAGCATCTATAACAATATTACCTACTACATCCATATCAACATTACCAGCCACATCAATATCTGCATTTTTTCTAATGTCTAATTTAGCATTTTGGAATGCTATTACATCAACCTCGCCACCAACAATAGCATTTAAACCACCTTCAGTGTGTAATTCAATATTACCGAATGAAGCTGTATATGATGTTTTATCTGGATATGTCCATTTCCCATCAACCAATTTAACATTGTCTCTATCATAGTCATCAAAAGTAGCTAATGCAGAGGCATACGGTGCTTGTGCTTCAGCTGATAATTCTCTAACTTTCCTTGCATTCTTATGTGTCAAAGTAAATGTATTGGTTTTTACAGGAGGGAACCATTGTTCAATAGCTTTATTTCTAGTATAACCACCTAATATTACACTATGCACAGCAACACCATTAGCATCATATACAACATGTTCTGGGTCACTGCTCCCTACGTCAATATCAATATTACCCCTTACTTCGCCATCAATGTCACCCTTAACAAGTAAGTCTACATTGCCATCAACTGTTGTATATGCATTACCATTCACTACAGTAGTCATATCCTTACCTACTTGAGCAGTTAAGTTTTTAGATACTGCTACATTAGCATTACCACTTACAATAATTTTAACATTTCCTCTAACTTCAAGTGTATCATGACCTACTACTAATTGGTAGTTATCCCTTACAATCTTGTCAATTTTTGTACCGTCAGGTTGTATCTCATATTGAGTACCTGACATATGTCTTTCTCTTATACGTTCAGCTCCAGGAGTGTCATCATACTCTTTAACGTGACCACTCTCTGTTTCATATACATTATTATATGGATAAACTGGAGCATATGCACTAGGTGGTTCATATGTACCTTTAGGGTCATTTGCAGTTGGATCAGCTTCAGCTCTTACTCGTGCATTATTATCTGGTTCATTTGTTGTCTCAGCTACTGAACCACCAATAGCAGTATCATCATCTGTAGTGACATCTGTCTTCGTAGGAAGAGATCCCATAATCATGAACTCTTGTAACTTATCATCTAAAAATATACCACATACTAATGTGCCTACTGCTAAATTTACAGAATGACCTGTACCATTTATGGCTGGTGTATTTCCAGACATCATAACCTGTGTCCATCCAATATCTTTTACGTCTATATTATCATGAATATCAAATACCTTTACTTTAACTCTTCCAACTTTTAAAGGGTCATTAATATTTTTTACTATTCCAAAAAACATTATCTGTCTATACTCCCATCTCTTATTAATTGTATATCTTGTGAATATTGATGTTTACCATCTTGCATCTGAAATCTGTGTTGTATACTTGAAATTATATACTTAGTATCAGTTTTTGATTGATTTATATTACTTTCACCTGAATTAGTTTCTATACTATAACCACAACTAAGTCCTGGAATAGCAATAACATCTATTGCACTCATTTTCATATTAAATACTCTTCTTTTTTGACTTTGTGCTGCATAACTTTCAGGTTCACATGAAGTACTAAATATTGACTTTGCATCATTATCATACAAATTATCTTGTAATTTATATACTGTTGAAGGTATTGAAGTAAGTTCTGCAGGTGGCAGATTTTTAGTTTGTGTTTTATCTATACTTATTTGTTGAACCTTATGACCATAAAATCCTGAAGCTATTTTGGAAACAAAATCTTTATTGTATTCATCCATAAGAAATTTACTAACAGTTCCTATATCTGCATCTGGGTCTAAACCATCACTATCTGCAGATGCACCAGCTAATGCAGCTTTTAATATAAATGTGGTTTTTTGTGTCACAGTTCCAGTTTGATTATACACACTAAACTCAGTATTATTCATATCATGGAGTGAAGTCAATCTTGTAGCTCCTTCATCACATAACCTTTGGTATAATAATATTGGAGACTTATTTATATCATAACAGTAATTTACTACGTTAGTAAGAGCCTCTGCAGCTTTAATATTTGGTACAACATATTTACCTGTATTAATAGCTTTCGAATCTACAAAGAATCGACCTTCGTTATATACACCTATACCTCCAAAGGGTAATGGATTAGCTTCTCTAAAAATCTTATGAATAATTTCGTCACCTCTACCAGAAAAACTTTTATTTATAATTGTAAGTTGGTTATTCATAGTGGTATAAGCAAGGAAATGAATAGTATATTTTTTACCTAATTTATCAAGTTCCATTTTTTCAATACCATCAGCATAAAAGTGATTAACAAACATATGACCTTCATATAGCCATTCAATTTTAATAGGAGCTTGTTGTGTTGATATCATAAAGGTGTCCATAAAATTTATATGGTCTTGTACAACCATACTCCCTCTTACATTACCTCTTATAGTTTCAAACATAGTCATAGATAATACCATACGACCTATATCTTGTCCGTGAATATTTACATGTAGGCCTTGAAGATTTTTCATTATTACATTACATTAATAAATTGAATAGCAATAGCCCTAATATGTTCAGGTTTAATTATTTTTATTTGTCTGTTTTGTTCTGTTACAGCCGACTCATAATCGATGTATGTGTATGGAGTAGTTCCAGAAGCAGCACGTATTACCCAATCTTCAGTTGAATCACTAATATGATGATGAGGTGCATAAGCTTGTGACTTAATAAAATTACAGTTGACTGAATCTGTAGAAGTAAGACCTTGAATAGTTTCACCTGTTACAGTAAATGTACCTATTAATTTTTCTATTGTAACATAACCCAAATTAACGTGAATTTCTTTTACAATTCCTGTTGCGCCAGAAACACCACCTGTTACTGTTTCACCTAAAATAAATTTATCTACTAATGAATCATCTGTATCACCTGCTAAGTATTGATATTTATTTGTACAATATTCTATTAATTGAGCTGAGCTCATTGGCCAATCATCCCATATATTTTTTATTTGTGGATTGAGCAATAAAAATGTCCAATGAAAATGAGGAGTATTATATAATCGTTGGCTTAAATGATCTGGTCTTTCGCCATCTATAACTGTAATCGTTTGATAAAATCCAACATTATTAATAAGAGCATTTGAAACTTTAGCCTTTGCTGTTAGATTTTTTAATATATCTCTATTACCAGATCCATCTACATCAATTACTACATTTTTTATATTTTGAAAGTACATATTAGTAACCCCTCTCTACATCATCTGCATATATTGGAACTATTTCTTTAAGTCCTACACTTAATCCAATTTCAACTGGAGCATTATTTCTTTTAAAGAATGAAGTATTATTTGGATTATATGTAACATTAACAGTCTCAATAAAACATGCTGGTAATTGAATCATATCTTTTGCGCCATGAAATGATACAACACAGTGGTCTGGTACAGTAAGCATTACATCACTTGACTTTTTGGCATGAGCAGATTTTCTAAAAAATTTAATAAGCCCAGCAGCCTGATCAGATTCATGTTCGCTATCTGGTAATATTGTCCAGTTAAAAGTAAATGATCTTAATGCTGTTTGCGAATATCTTACAAGTTCATTAGGATTCATAACTTTACCTGTATGTCTTTGCATTTCTGCTTGAATAAGAGTACCTATAGTACCAGTAATTACAGCAGTAAGAGCAGCAGGAACACTTGGAATCATACCTGCAGCAGCACCAGCCGCGGCAAGAACTGCTGGGTCAGTTAATGTTACCCAATTTATTAACTCACCATTAGCACCATCAGTAGCAAATTGGTTTAAAGCTGCACCCAACTTTCGTGTATCTTCATTATATACCATTGAGTCACTTATTTGTATATCTGTTGGCATATATAATGCTATTGAACCAGTATAATTTCTCTCAGCAGGTGTAGCAGCATCTTTTACCCAACCTCTTACTGCCGTAACAGCAGAATTCAAACCTGCAACGGTTTCTTCTTTCGTATACGTAGGCCTATTCATCCACGCTGCAGCAACCGTATCAGCAGTACCTACCACAAATTCTTCTGTGTCTGCTACAATGGCATTCATTCCACCTGCAATTACATTTTTAAGTTGGCCAATTTGTTCTGAACCTTTTGTAAGTTTATCCATAGCTAAAGTTTCATCTATAGTCATAAACTCAAATAACATAAATGGCTCTTGAGTATTTGATGATATATGATTTGATCGTGCTATAGCGAATTCGCTAGATTGATGACTATTAAAGTTTATATCATCCATAACAGTATCATTACCAACAGTCGCTGGATATTTCCAATGTTGTGTAGTTTTGTTATTAAACTGTGCATGAACTTTTGCTGCACCAATATTTAAATCTGCATTTAAATCTCTTCCTGACATAATTGTTCCTTTGTTCGTATAATAGTTATTTATACGAATTTATATAAATACTACCATGAAAAAGACATATTCTGGCTCGTGGAAGCCAAAACATCCTGAAAAATATAATGGTAACGTTGATATGATACATTATAGATCGTTATGGGAACGTAATGCATTTAGATATTTAGACAAAGCATCATGGGTTAAGTGGTGGCAGTCTGAAGAGACCATTATACCTTATATATGTTCAACTGATAGGAAGGCTCATAGGTATTTTGTTGACCTTACTATACGAACAGACACTGGTCGTACTCTATTAGTTGAAATTAAACCATCATCTCAAACTAAACCACCTAAACGTAAAAAGTTAACAGAAGCATTAACATATATGAAGAATACTTCTAAATGGAAATATGCTAATAAGTTTTGTGAGGAGCGTGGCTTTGAATTTCAAATATGGACAGAAAAAGAGTTAGAAGCTATGGGTATTAAGACGATGACTATGGGGTTTAAAGCCTCTAAAACAAAAACAGGCCGTAGAATATGGAAAACACTTAAGAAAAGAGTATAAATATAGTTATGATTAAAGAGGAAATTTAATGGCTAGTTTATTTGATGCATTAGAAGCAGAAGCATTCCGTAAAGGTATAGCTGCAAGAAGTAAAGAAGCATCTGCTTGGTTTGCTAAAAAAGTTGCAGCGCTTGGACCAATAGGTTCTAGTAAAATGCTTAAAGATGATAGATTAAAGAAGCAAGCTGGAGCTTCTCCTGGTGATATGGTAATGTATACATATGACCCAAAGCTTAAGCAAACCTTGCCTTACTATGATACATTTCCATTAACGATTGTTGTTGGTAAAGCACCAGGTGGTTTTTATGGTATTAATTTACATTACTTACCGCCTAAAATTCGTGCAATCTTTTTAGATAAATTGGGTGATGTTGTATCTAATAAAAAGTTTAATGCAACTACAAGATTTAAAATAACATATCAGTTACTAATAGCAACAAAAAAATATAAATATTTTAGACCATGTTTTAAACATTATTTAACAAAGCATGTACATTCATCAATTATGAAAGTAAATGCAGCAGAATGGAACATAGCAATATTTTTACAAACAGCATCATTCAAGAAAGCCAATGTTGGCACAGTTTGGGCTGATTCTAAGAGGGCGTACTAATGGGATTACCAGTTAGCATAGATACAATGAAGTCAACGATTAATCGTCATGGTGGTGTAGCACGTGGTAATAGATTTGCTGTATATATTTCTCATCCAATGAAGTCAATGAATAATTTATTAAGATTTGACCCAGCTACATTTTTAAATAATGCAATAGATGGTCAGGGTCATCATGCTGGAGATTTTATTAATGACCCAAGAGATATGTTTTTATTATGTAAAGGCACTACATTGCCTGGTAGGAGAATATCAACAACAGAAGCTACGCATAATCATAATTTATCTAAAAAACCCTATTCAGTTGTGTCAGATGAAGTTACTATGACATTCTTATTAACGAATGATTATTATATTAAAAATTATTTTGATT